AATAAGCGTCTCGTTTAATGTAGATACATTACCATTTTTTATTTGTGTTTGTATCTCATCAAATAAAGCACTACCCACAATAGGGCGAATAAAGGTATTTTGAATGCTATCAATTAACGGCTTTAAGTAGCCATCGTCTACATTGTAATGTAGTACCGTATTTTCTTTTATAAATGCTGGGCTTACTATTAATATCATTTCTTTCTAACGATTACTTGTTTCCATATGTGTCTACAATAAGGTACAGATACGTTTGTATTAGGTCTTCTATACCAACCCCCTCTAGCCAACCAAACGTCAGCTACATCTGCTCCACTTGGTTTCATACCATTTCTTAAAACATCAATTTCTTTCTTTGAATATAGCTTCTTTTTAGCCATCATTTTTCTACAAAAGTCCCTTGATTCTCCACCCTCTTTTAAAGGTGGTGCGTCTGGTCTTAATTGATATCTGTACTTTACCTCTGTTTCTGGTACGTCTATTGTCTTAGCAACTCTTTCCCCTACGTCTGTTAATCCTATGTCGCTTCCCTCTATTGTAATTAAATCAGAAGTATTTAGTATATTTATTGCACCTACTAACTCCTCAAAATTAAGACCCAATACCTCAGATATACCAGTAGCAGCTATTAAGGGGTTATTTAATATTGTTTTAAGCACTCTTTGTAATATGCCTTGCTCCTCTGTTGCAAATTCAATAGGGCTTCCGTCAGAATCAAAATTAATGTTAAAATTTTCAATTATTTCGTAGTCCTTTTCTGGTACTCCTATTTTATCAAATAAGTGACTTATATCCTCATCGTTAGAAAAACAGCTACAAGCAGACATCTTTTCAGCATCTATCTGCTTTAGCTTTCTTTGAGCCCAAGCAATCCCCTCATCGCCTCCCCAAGCTAACCAAGCTAATCTACCACATCCATCGCCTAACTTTTTCTTAGAGTTCTTTCTATGCCGTTCAAATGCTGCCATACGAGCTATCGTATCTCGGCTTATATTATCTCTTTTAGCTAATTGGTTGGCTCTTTTTTTTCCAGTTGCCTCTAAGCAAGAACCCCATCCGTTTTTCTCAACCCAATTTAGGGCAGTCTGTGCGTTTCTACTTGCTGCTTTTGGGTAATCATTATAGGTATCAAATTTAGTTATATTGTTAAACCCCTCTAAATTCTTGTCATTAATCTCAGAATGGGTAGAACAAGGCATATACCAAGTCTTTCCTTCTATTTCGTGTTCGTGATAACCCTCGCAACCTATTTGCTGAGCTACACTCTCTGCTTCCTCTATTGTATCAAATAAAGGTTTACCGTCTTGTATTTTTTTTTCAAATATTTGCGTTAAAAACTCGTCATCTCCTTTTAAAAGTTTAAGGGATACCTCCTCAGATAATCTTAAAAACTCCATTAAGGCAGCTTTACCTTGACTTACAGTAAGTACACCAGCTTTTACTTGCTCTACTATTGAAAGTGCAGAGGCTATTTGAGCACCATTATAAGACGCTTCCTTTTGTTCTTTCTCTTCGTCAATAACCTCAACTATCTCTTCGTTAGGATTATCTGTTTTTATTGGCTCTACTGGTATATTTTTAACCTCAATAGCTTCTTTAAGCTCTAATCCAGTTTGGTCTGTAATAAGCTCTCTAATCTCTTCTCTATCAAGGTTAGCTAAGATTATATCACTAGTCAAGTCTATAACGTCAATAGGTTTAAGAGGTATAATCTCAATATCTGTTCTTTTTATCTCGTAAAAAGCTAATTTTTTAATCGTTCTTAATAACGTATTTTGTCTTTCAGCTATATAAGTATTTGTGAATATCTCATATGCTAGGTCAAGCTCATTTCTTGCTCCTAATTGTCCCTCCTCTTTTACTCCAAATAATATAGGGTTAGTAACTCTATGCCCAATAAAGATAGATTCCTTTACTCTTTTGGACATTTCAGTATATCTTTCGTGCAAATCATTACCATTCAAGCTAGTAATCTCGCTACCATTGTCTTTGCTTGGTGCAAATAAGTGTACTATTTTTGTACCAGTAGCTTTACCAAACTTTTCCTGGAATGCTTTTTCAAATTTCTCAGCCTCTTCTTTAGTTTCTGGTACTCCGTTATTATGCTGTATTAATGTACCTCCTACAAAGCCATTCTCTACCTCATTAAGCCAGTAATCGCCTATTTGTACGTCAGTCTTAATCTCAGCAAGTGAGCCGACATAAACTGGTAGAGGATAATATTTAAAATTAGGTCTATAATCAACGTGGTAAATAACGCCTCTTTTCTGCTCTGGATTTCTTGGATTGTATCTTTCTAAATATTGAATATCTGGTTTAGAGTTTTTTGTACCTTTATCTGTAATCCAATCGTCTGCATATTGTATACTTCCGTCTAATCCTACTCTAATGTTTGCAAAGTCGATATGATGGTACTGATTTCCGACCTTAGTTTTAATTACTTCAATAGCATAGCCGTTAAATATCTCATAATCTAATGACAAGCTCTTCATTAAAGAAGTCCAGTCTTGGTCTATATTAGCTTGACTTAACCATTTTTTTGTCTCTAAATCTCCACCCTCTAATCCATTCCCAACAGTATAGCCTACTTTACCATTAATAATAGCATTATGAGTGCTACTATCGTTGTACAAGTCTATAAGCTCGTAAGGGTACATATTATCTGCACCAAACCAGACTATGTTTTTATTCTTTTTCTCTAAGAATTTAGGCACTTCTTGTGAAGCAAATTCCGTTATAATTGGAAACTTATTCATAAATATATGTATTCTGTTCGTCTGTGTACGAATATACTGTTTCTTTTGGTTGTTTCAACCTTAATATTCCTCTATGTATCTCAATCCCCTCTGTTCCACCTAATGTAGTGGCATTTATTATCTTATACGGATAATCTCCGTTATTTGGTAGCTCTATTGTAGCGTTAGGTAGGTCTTGAGTTCCCTCAACTAACGTAAATTTAACGTACCTATTATTTACTCCAGATGGAGCTGCTAAAGTAGCGTTTACTTCGTACTCAGCACTTTGAATGGACATAGTGTAGTAAGTGTTCTCTACCTCGTTAGAGATATTGCAATAAATGTAATTTGTAGCGTCTTTATCTATTATGTCCATTTTAATATTTTAAAAAAGCCCACCCCAATTAAGAAGTGGGCTTGTATTCTATTTAGAGTTAGATTCTCTTATAATTCTGGGATAGTAGCAGTTACTATCGGCATTGGCTCTGGCTCTTGAGCTTGGAAAGAAAGGCTGTAACCATTTCTATCTCCTAAAGCTGTTCCAGTTCCGTTATCGCCAGAAACTAATCTCACTCCGTTAGTTTCACCCATTAGCCAGTAAGTACCGTTATTATCCTTGATAATTATACTCATCTTGGCTCTTGCTATCATTTTAACCTCATTACGCTTAGCTTTCTCCATTTTGTTGAGAACGTAAGTTGCAGTTTGGTCAAAAAAGCTTGTTCCGTTTGCATCGTTTACAGTCGGATTATCATTCATTACAGAAGCAGCACCTTGAGCATTAGTACACTCAAATTTGTGGTAATCTAGTCCAGTTCCACTAAGACCAGTTACCTCTCCACTTCCATCAGCCGCAGCAGCAAAGTCAGACGGCATATTTGCTATCCAAAATTCCGCTACACCACCGATTGAATCATTACACCCTACCGAAAAACCAGTTGTTAAATTACACGCCATAATCTTTATTCTATTTTAAAAGGTTATGCTAATGTAAATTCAACTACTTCATCTGGGTATGCTACTTGTAATCCTCTCTTAAATTTAACTCGGTAATATACCTTATCGTCTTTCTTGTCGTACCACATATCGAATTCCTCTTCATCGTTTTGTAAGTCAAATCCTAAGAAGAAATTTTCTTGTGTTCCTAAGAACATTCTGTTAGTTCCGTCTAATCCAGCTACACCTACCAAAGTAACGTTTTTACCTGGAATAGAAACTGTATAGTTTGCCCAGTCAGTAGCGTTAACGTGGTATAGGTTTTTAGCATTCAAAGTATCAACGTATTTGTCAAAAGTATCCTGACCTACGAATAACACTTGGTTAGCAGCAGACTTAACTTTTGCTGGACGTGCATTACAGATATCAGTAATCAATCCGTCTACGTTACCAGAAGCACCAGAAGTGATTGCAGTAGCAGAAGAAGTGTTACCATCTACCGCAGTAGTAGCAGCATCAATAATCTTAATAAGACCATCATAACGATTAATATAAACATTAGCAGAAGTAGTATCTCCTTGCCAGTCAGCAGTTTCGTTATGCTCCATAATTGTTTTAATTACAGACTCAGCAACCTCAGCTTCAAAAGCCATATCCTCAGTTTCACCATTTCCAGCTCTAAGCAAGATTTGAGTGTACTTAGGGATAAGGTCTTTCATACAAAATCCACTAAAGTAAGTGATTTGTCCAACAGTTAAGTTTCTGTCAGAGAAAGTTACATCACCAGAAGCAGACACAGCACAACTAGACCCATCTTGTGGGAATGCACTAACTGCCAATAGATGCAAAGCATCAGTTTTCTTTACCCCAGATTGAAGTGTGAAGTAGTCACTTGACGTTTTCTCAAAGTATAGTCTTGAGATAAGGTCTGTCGATTGTTCGTTGACATAGTTTGTCAAACTTGATACATCAAAACTCATTTTTCTATTTTATTTTATTTGTTTGCTCTTAAAATAGCACCCATTTGAGCAGCTCTTTCAGCTCTAGTTAGTGCTTTAAATTCTTGTGGCTTAGAAGCAGTAGACGGCTCAGACTTGGCAATCTCTTCTAATTCCTCTCCTACTTTGTTGAGTGTAGCAGAAAACTCATTTTTTAACTCTTCTTTAGAATTCTTAACCTCAGCTAATTCAGCTTTAAGGCTTTCGTTCTCAGACTTAACAAGGTCAAGAGATGCAGTAAAAGCTTCAGCATATTTAGCTACAGCTTTCTCGATTAACTCATTTACCATTTCAGTAGTAAACTCATTGTCGTACATTTCCTCTTCCTCTTCTTTCTTTTCTTGGTCAGAAGCAGCCTCGATATTTACAACAAGTCCACCAGCAGTCTCAATTAAAGTTCCGTCTGATAATTCGTGAATTCCGTCTGGAGCAGCAACCTCACCCTCTGGCATAACTACTACTAGAGCAGTTCCGTCAGCTAATTCGCCCTCCCATTTTACGATAGTTCCATCAACTAAAGTAGCTTCTGCGAAGTTATCCTCCGTAGTTTCTTCTACCTCAGCGTCTGCGAACACAGATTTTAGCGTAGATATTACGCTTTCTAAGTTTAATTTATTCATCTTTTTAAATTTATACGGCTCTAAATCAAATACACCCTCAACACTAAATCCTTTTAATATACCATCCTCTTTAACCTTTGCCCAAGCTTCGTCATTCTCTACTTTAGCTGCGATAAACCAAGTACCGTCAGCTACATTCTCAAAACCTGAGGGGGCTGAAATGCCTAACTCTGCATCAGTTATAAAGCTCTGATATATATAAACTCCGTCAAGTATTTTAAAAGCGTTATGCTCTTCATTAAATACGTTATGCTTATTCTCTTTGAATAGCTTTTGTACAAGTGCTTTGATAGTCTCTTTTTTAAAGATAGCGTAATACTCACCTCTCTCGTCTCTTCTGTAAATGGGTAAATCTGGCACCATTGCAGCACCCATTACAATTCGCTTATCTTCGTTTATTACCTCAAATTTGTGAGGAGCAAAAGCCTGGTAGTTTAACCCTATTGCTGGTTTATCTACTAAAGCTATCGCTTGAAGTCCCTCGACCTCGTCAGTAAGTTTAAATTCGATAAAAGGTAAGTCCATCTACTTATATATACCTATACTGCTAAAAAAGGGTAATTAGTCCTTTTATATAATAGTCCACTATTTGTCCAAGCTATTGTACTACGGTTGCTCTGCTATAAACTCCGTCTACGTTTCTAGACACATTTCTGATATCTGTTTCAGTAACAATAACTTTTGTAGTCGGTACGTCTGTGTCTACAAGTGGGCTTGTAAATCCTCTGGGCTGTATACCAGCTAATCCACCGCCAAGAGCTGGTGTGTTTGGAGCATCTGGCTTAGTTGCAGATGGACTTTTAAATTGAGTTTTGGCTATTGTAGCTATTTGAGCCGCACCAGTAGCAGCAACTATTCCAGCCTTAACAAAGTTCATTCCAGTCAATGCGTCTTGCGGTACTGCTAATTGAGCTGTTATACCTTGAGCAGTTGACATAATAGCTTGCCCTATACTAACAGCTTTGTTTAACTGAAATGCTTTCCTTTGTTGTTTTTCATCACCAGAAGCGAGTAGGTTTGCCATAGTAGATAAAGCAGTAAAACTCATTTGTGCGAGTTCTTGTCTTTTTTCTTGTGCTTCTTTTTCGTCTGCTATTCTTTTATTTTTAATTTTTTCAGACTCTTCTAAGGCAGCTTGTGCTACTGCTGCGTTTGCTTCTATATTCTTTTGTCTGCTTTCCTCCATAAAAGCATCTAACTCAATTTGTGCGTCTACTTTAGCTTGAGTTTCTACTTTTGCATTATCTACTATTTCTTGAAGCCTCATTCTCTCCTCTTCTTGCCTCTCCATTTCCAAGTCTCTAATAGCCTCTGCTTGTTTGACTTTATCCTCTATTTGTTGTGCGTCAAATAATTCTCTCTGGTAAGCTAATTCAGATTCAGATTGAGCTAAAGCCTTATCCATCTCCATACGTTCTCTGTCTAAAGCTAAGTCATTTACCTTTTGCTCAGACCTAAAGCCCTCTACTTGTGCTAATACTCCTTGCTTATTTGCTAACGCCTCTATTAATGCAGTTTGTGTTTCAGTATTCTTATTGGCAGCTACTGCTTGTTGTGCTGCTGCTACTTGCAAATCAGCTTGAGCAATCATTGCTTTTTCTTGCTCGTCTAATATTTTACCTAACTCGTCATTAGCTTTCTTACGTTCTGATAAACTATTACGCTCCTCGTCTCTTATCTGTCTTTGTTTCTCTGCTTGTATATCAAATTTTTCAACTAATAAACCTTGCTGAGCTGCGGCTATGGCTGCTGAGTTTTTAAGCTCTGTATTTGCTTTGGCTATCTCGTAAGCACCCTTAACGCTAATATTTTGCACACCCTCTACAACTCCACCGACAACGCCACCAATTTCAGTAACTGCTTTGCCCATATTATCAACTACACTCTTGCCAGATTTTACCGCTTCTTCTGCTGTCTTTTTGATTGACTCTTGGGTATCTTTAACATCCTTTGTAAGTTGTTTTATTTTTTCTTGGTCTTTACCACCGAAAGGAGATTGCTCCCAAGCTAACTGGGCTTGTTTTAGAGTTAGTACAATAGCATCAAACGCAAGTTTTAAAGGAGTTACAGCAATAGTTAGTAGCCCTTTCATAACAGCAGTTAATCCACTAAAGCCATTACTTGCTTTAGATACAGCCTCAAAAGTATTAAATACAACTCCAAAAAGTTTCTCAAACAATACACCGACAGTACCTAAAGCCGTACTGAGAGCGTCCATTATTTTTTGATTCTTAGAGATAGCGTCATAAAACAACTTAATAGCACCTACTACGATACCAATACCTAACGCTTTTAAACCAGTCCCAACAGCTTTTAAACCTTTAGAGAATACACCGCTCATTTTACCAGCTTCTTTTTGAGCATCGGCTGTATCTTCAAAACCTTTTTTGGTCTTTTTCAACTCGCCATTCATAGTCTCAATCTGCTTTTCTGTATCAGATGCAGCTTGGCTTAACGCTTTAAATTCATCGCTGCCATCATCGCCCATATCATCTAACAACTTTTTAGCCTCTTCTAATTGCTCGTTAAGTTCCTCTATTGTCATATCTCCTTTCTGGAGATTTATTATTAAGTCTAATGCTACTCTTTTATCTGCCATTATAATTTTATTATTCTATAAACTAAGTTAATTATTAAAGACGTATCTGGCTCGAACGTCATATTATTGTTGGTTGTTACTTTAAGCCCACTACCAAAGTGTATAGGGGTTGTATTATGGGCTGCTATTTCTAATAAGTCTGTATTGTTGTCTGTACCAAAGAAAGCTGCTGGTACTTTAGCTAATAAATGTTCTGTTTCGTCATCTTCCACTATATCTACTTCGTGTGTTCCACTAGTCGCAGCGTTTCCAACTAACCTCACATAACCCCTCGTCACTTCATAAAATTCGTCATCTGGCAAAGGGGGTAATACTTGCAACTCTGTCTCTAAGTTTATTAAAACGTCATAAGGTAAAACCAAACTCGCAAGTTTTTCTACAAACAAACCGTTAATATAAGCCTCATCTGGTCTATTAGTTTCTACATAA